TACCCAGTGGTATTGGGTCGATACGATTATTGCCGTTTTAATCGGATTTTGGGTGCTGCCAAGAACATGGATACTGTTGAAACAAAGTATCAATATTTTGCTAGAAGGCGTGCCTGAGGAAATTGATATTGAAAAGTTGCGTCAAGATTTATTAGCCTTGGACGGTGTAGAAAGTATTCACCAACTGAAAGTTTGGGCAATTACATCTAAGAACGTACATCTTACGGTACATTTATTTGCACCACATGCAGATCGTAATCAACTCTATCGAAATGCTTATGAAATGCTGTCGCATCAGCATGGTATCTCTGAAATTACCCTGCAAATTGAAGAAGATGAATGTGTTGTATATGAGCATGAACACGATACAACACATGATCATGAAACCCAAAGCCATTCACATTGAAATGGCTTTTAATTTCGATCAGTCAAGAATCAGTTAGATTTGCCATTCGTGATGACATTCACGGCATTTCCAATTCTTTTGGGATTGCATGAATGCCTGCATCGTCAATTTAAAGTTAGGCAGATCACGCCAGAACATTAGACCTGCACCTGCCGCGATCACAAAAACCACCACAGTTGCAATTTGTAGTTTTGGTCCTGCACCATGACCAAAAATCCACATGCCAATACTCATCAGGACCAGAAATAAGAGAATAAAAATAGCAGGCAGCAAGATCACCAAACTTTTCGGAATCACTGGACGAGCAGATGTTCCACCTTGCCCGACAGGCATAATTTTAACACTTTGACATTTTGGGCAACGGTACTGCATAAATGCTCCAGAATTTTATTTTCTCTATTTTAACCAAGCGTAGCTCAAATAAAAACAATAAAAAAGCCGCTGTCTGTGCAGCGGCTTTTTAGAAATTTGGCGTCCCTACGGGGATTCGAACCCCGGTTACCGCCGTGAAAGGGCGATGTCCCATCTGTCATATTTCACTATGATAATATTTGTAAAGTTTTGTAAATTTATTGGAGAATCGGGAGTCTTTTTAGGACATCGTGTAAATGTTCAGGTGCTAAATGTGCGTAACGTTGGGTAACTCGAATGTCAGAATGACCTAACAATGTTGAAACGTGATAAAGAGGAACACCATTCTTGACGAGAAAACTAGCAAATGTATGTCTTAAATCATGAATCCTTACATAGCCAAGATTGGCTCTTTTGACTGCTAATTCAAATCCACGCCGAAAACTTCTTATATTTTTATCTGTTCTGGGATTATAAAATACATAATGTTTATGTGATCTCAATCTAAGTAAAGCAGCAACGCACACAGTATTAATTGGCTTATAAACTGTTTTTTTATTTTTAGAAAGTGAATTTCTGATAATAATATAACGATCATCTAAATTGACATTATTCCAAGTTAGAGTAGTTAATTCTGATGCTCGACAACCTGTATTTAATGCAAGTGTTATAAAGTCATAGAGCATTACATTATTAAAATCGCGAGTGGCAGATAATAACTTTCTGCATTCAGTTGATGTTAAAAAGCGCGGCATAAAATCATGTTCAAATAATTTAAATCTATTAAATGGATTTTTAAAATTTGCAGAAGGAACATGGGTAAGATAATAATTAAATGCTGATCGAATTACATTCAATTCTCTATTGATTGTTGAGTTCTTAACACCCTCAAGGCTTCGATATGTACAATAGTCGATGATGATATCTATTGTAATTTCATCAAATTTATAGAACCATTCCAGATAAAGAATTTTATCCTGATATGTATGTTTAGATTGATACAACGCGTTTTTAGAATAATAGTTAAGTATTTCTTGTATATTCATAAATCACCTATTTGTAATATTTTGCCAATCATGGTTTTTAAGTGAATTTTTAATATACATAAATATCAATAAGTTAAAATTTAAGATTTGTCCCGGAGAATTCTTCAGTTAAGATCTCGAGATGTAAGATAATGCCAGTCAGTTCGCGCCCTGCGGGACGCTCTAAGGCTAGAGATTAGAGTCAAAAGGGAGCTTGTAATCAGGGAAATGGTTTCAAAATTTGATAACGTCAGTTCACTCGTAGACACTCGTTCTAGTCTTGCGTATGACAGTCAATGACATCGCAATATCCAATGAAGTCTATGTAACTGGAATAGCCTAATTGAATCCAATCAGCAAGTTTTGAAATAAACATAATAACTAAAGGGCCAACGAGAAATAAAAAAGCGACTAAACAAAGAATTGTTAGAGAAGACATAATTAAGATAAAAAAGGTTGAATCATAAAATTTATTCATAGCGCATTCGCTCCAGCAATTACTTGACTCTGTAAGTTTGGCTGAACATAGTTGTTTGCTTGTTGCTGATCACGTAAATAATTCAAGTAGATTTCGTATTCCTGTGGGGTCATTTTGGAATTATTCTGCGAATTATATGGTTGACTATTGCCCGCAAAATTGCCCTGAGGATTTGTGTTATAAGAGGGTGCATAGTTGTCTACCTTTTTTTGTGCAAAGTAGTTGTATGGACGTTCAGCATTGTCGATGACGCGTTTACAGGTTTCAGGATTAATATCTTTAATCAAGGTTCCCTGATTTGTGTAAGCGTAATATTTGCCAGCATATTTAATGCAGCCAGAGAATGTTGGTAATGAAGTTGCTGTATATTGCTGATCAGTCTTGACATTAAACGGGTCGTTATAATCGTATTTAATGCTGTATGTTTGAGCTTGTTGTGGATTTTGTGATGCAAGCTGTTGATTTCGATGTTCAGGGTTTTGCAAATCCAAATACTGTTCTGGTGTCATCCCCAAGCTTGCAGCTTTTTGGGCAACTTCAAGAGCTTGGCTATGTTCAGGATTTTGTGATGGTACATTTTGATTTTGTTGCTGTGGTTGAGCTTGAACTTGCTCTTTTTTTCCAAACCAACCCATGAAGTTTGATTCATAAGCTTGTCTAAAACCGTTTGCAATTAATAAGATTGGTATAAGCGCAATTGCTGCATATTTAAGCGGAAATGTCTTTTTAACAGCATGATGTTCAGAAGACTTATAAAAGTGATATAGGTGTTTTGGGTAACGCCAGAAGCGTTTGTTTAAAGCACTATCGGCAGCAGACTTCGACCAAGTCGTTATGGCTTCGCCAAACTCCCAGATCGTCGCAGCATCAATACCAAATTTTCTGCGTAACACATAATGATTGGTTACTGATGCAAGTACATCGGTATTTAATTTAGCAACCCGCTGTGTAATAAAATAGATTTCTATTCCGAAATGACCATGCAATAACAAGCCACGTCCTATATCTCTAATTTCCTCTTTGCGCTTCTCTAATGCATGTTTTTTTGCTTTCTCGATTTTATCGATATTTGATCTTATATATGCAGTAGTGGCATTGGGTACGTTATTTAATTTCTCAAGAAGATCATCAAATGGCTGTTCATTGATCTTAAATGTCTTCAATAAATCCTGTTCACTGAATGCTGGGTGCTCATGAGCTTCATCCCATACGAGTACAGAGCCATTGGGGAGGTCACGCCAGTCGAAAGGGTCGTTGATTGAACTTGATACCGAAATAACGCCCGGTATTTTTATGTCAATAATATTTGTATAAACAATTCGACCTCTATTGAGTTCCTCAAATATTTTCTCTATTGCAAGCAGTGTCTTGCCAGTGCGAATAGGTGCAGAAATTAGTATGCTCATAGTATCAGCGCAACCTCGGACGCTCGGTCGTGTCGGTCGGTCGCAAGCTCCTCCTCACTCCTCGCGTCCGCTATTGCGCTTTACCAATGACAACCTTGGCTGTACGTATAAACGTCGCTATTCCAATGGCAGACATCACAATTGATAATGCTTGAGGGACTTGTAATATTGATATTGCGCCAAACATGGCAGCAGGGATGTTATTTAGTAATCCGTACATTCGATCTTGAGCTTGTGCGACAAGGTCGTTAACCCAGTTATATGAGAGAATAGCGAGCATTCCACCAGCTAGTACTCTAAATAATAAAGATGAAAGAACTGCACCAATGATTGTGATTAAGACGGCTGGCATCAGGCTTTACTCACTATATAAGCTGCAAATAAATAAGCACCAATCAAGATGAAATAGCCCGCTATTTGTAGGTAATAACACCATTCAGAGAAGCTGAATGTATAAGTGCCAAGCATGGGCATAACGAGTGTTGAATCTGGTGGGCATTGTGCGCTTGAAGCAAAAATATTGGTTTTTAGTTCAGAACGTGGTATTTCTTTTTGTGGTAGTTCGCCATTTAAGCCATCTAATTGAGCTTGATCTGGGGGAGTAGTTAGCCAGTCTTTAATGTCTTGAATTAAGCCCTTTGATTCTTTGGCTGTTTTATTGAGTTCATCGATTTTCTGATTCGTTGCTGTTAAATCAGTGCCATTTCCATTGTTTTCACCACCTTGCTTGTTAATCAACTGGTCAAGTTTATTATTAGTATCTTTACCATTTTGGTTGATCTGGCTAAGTGTATTATTAGTTGTATCTAACTTCTGATTAGTTGTATCGATTTTTTGGTTTGTCGTATTTAAGGTACTGGAAACATCCTTAACTGATTTATTGACGTCATTTAAAAAGTCAGAAAGTGTGCTTTTCATATTATTGATTGCACCAATAATTCCTGATGTATCGACATTTACAGTTGTATTGTTAGTATTGTTATTTGTGACATTTACAGTCGTTGAACCGCCATTGCCGTTTGAACTGGATGATGTACTAGTGCTTGTTGACGTACTAGATGATGTACTGCTGTTAGAACCTGAGCCTGAACCACTACCTGTACCCGAACCATTGCCATTCCCAGAACCATCGCCATTGCCTGAACCGTTTCCGCTACCTGTACCAGAACCATCACCATTTCCACTTCCAGAACCATCGCCTGTACCACCGCCAGAGCTAGGGCTAGATTTGACACATAAAGCTTCACCGTTAAATGAACCATAAACATAACCCGAAGGGCATCCCGTAGGAGGTCGTTTGCAATAGGTTCCTGTGCATGTATTTTGAACAGGTG